CAATAATAGTATAATCAATATTCAACATTGAGCAGATAGTGACTGCATAACTCACATCATATAAATTATAATCATTCTCATATCTAACTATGAGTACCTTAGGTGTAATACCAATTGACAAATATGTTCGTATCATTAGTTCACTGTCTAAACCTCCACTAAACATTACAGTTGGGTGTAATCCTAAATGTAAATCTAGTGTGCTCTTGGCTGCATTAGCTAACTCTTGGTCGAATGACTCAATCTCTTTTGTGTATTTTTTGTATGACGTTTTGAATTCTAAATGTGACGGTTGTCTTCCATACGCAGGTTCTTCTGCATACTGCCATGAATACCAATTGTTTTCATTTCGTATTAGCATCAGTAATTAATCTCTTAACATCATCAAACGAGTGCTTAGATGATTGTAAACATATTGCTACTCTTTTTACAGTTTTAGTATTTTCATCTATCGGGAAGACACTATGTGGTTTTGTAACGTCCAAAAGCCATATTTCATTGGGTTTAGCAACAAAACTATTCTCATGTGTTAAATTATTAAGACGAAATAATTTACCATTCGTTTGATTTTCAATTTGCAGGGTGTCGTGATTTTCCTTAAAACTATAGAATTGAGTTGTGCAAGGTTCAGATTCTATGTAAATGTTAATTGACGATAGTATTCCACTATCGGTGTGAGGAGGTATCCTGTTATTAATTTCCATTGCAAGTAAATCAAAATCAGTTCGAATAACTTCGGGCAAGATTGATCTAACTTTGACTTCATCAATATATTTTAATTTGAAGTATTTTATACCTTTCCAAATCCCATCTACCTCTAAGCCATAACTTACCTTCAAATCAGATTTTTCAAAATCAGAAAGATGAAAATCTTCTGCTATTTTTAAACAACTCATATTTTAATTAGTTTAATGATTAATCCAGACGGGTCAAACTCCCACCATTTTTGATGTGTTGTATAACTCTTAGGATATCTATGATGATTGTTGTGCCAGCCTTCACCCCAACTTGGCAATGCCCATATCCAATTATTACAGCTATGGTCATTTAAGTTATAAGTTCTATACGACCCCCACCAAGACTCTTTGTGTCCCGAATAATTGACAAGATTACTCATAACTGCGGCAAGAACAACAGGCATCCAATGTAAGAATATCATTAGGTACCATCCACCTATCATAAACAATGTTAGGCTGTATACAACTAATAGTAAGTTATAATACTTATGTAAGAACTGGTGATATGGATCTGTAATGAAATGTTTCATTCTCCATTTCATCTTTTCATCTATTGGATACTTCAACAAAAACACACGCCAGCCTGTAATCCATGGACTGTGAGGATCACCCTCACGATCAGATTTCAAGTGATGCTTCATATGTATAGCAACCCATACAATAGAACTACCGGTGTTGGCCATACATCCCAAGAAGCTGAATATTTTACTAATTATAGGATGTGTAGAGTAGCTTTGATGTGTCAGTTGTCTGTGAAACGTTACTACTATACCTAAACAAACATACAAGAAATAGCCAAACACACTTAGACCGATTGTGTCTAAACCCAATCCGTAGTTGTAGAATCCTATCAAACTTCCGATAAGACTTATAACTAATAATAGTTGTGTGGTGGGTGTGTTACTGACTAATAGTTGTTTCATATTTTTATTTATCTTCAGTAAACCTGATACTTTCCCAATCAGGTTGATATAGCTCATCTATCTTGTGATAAACTACCCATTGTTTTGTGTAGTTGATAGTCACTGGAAAATCAAGTATGTGTTGTCCATTGTAAAACAGACTACCTGGTTTTCTTTTCTTTTCTATACCTAGTCCAGAACGAGCAAAATAAGGGAGTAATCTTTTATTGTAATCATTAAATGTTAAGGCAAGTGTTTTGAATCCTAAACTAGTTGCCCAACTTAGTTGATGTGGTAATACGTGCCTCCCCATTACAAACTGACCACGCAGTTCTTTATTAAGCCAAGTTCGAACTCCACCTAATACTACGTTCTTATCAAAGTCTGAAACATTTGCGCCCGAAGTTCCTAATATGTTATCGTTCTCATCAATTAACAATAGCATAATGCCATTGCTATTTTTGAACCTATTACTAGAATAAACTATATATGGAAACGTTGCAGGGACATTCTCCCATTCAGGATGCCACATGTTTGCGTGACCTGGTTGATCTTTTTCTGTATAGGCTTGTTTGCAATAATTTAATATTGCATCTTTGTGTGTGATATAATAATCATCTTCAAAAATACTTGTTCTACACAACCAATAGATAACACATATCTAATTTTATCGACACTAGTATTAGATACCATATGTAGTTTTTTTGTGTTGATTAACAATGGTTCATCTTTTATGTACGGTACTAAAATTTTTGTTTTTAGATCATCAGAATAAAAATACATGTTAAACTCATCACACGGTTCTACTAGTAATATATTGATTGCAGTGTATCTTACTGAATCTCTGTGCAGTGGATACTTCCAACCGGGTTCATTTTTAAAAAAACCACAACAATCTATTTTAAACGGCACTGCTTCTTGAATTATATTTCTCAAGTCTTGACTAGAATCAAATCTACATTGTTTATACTTGCTTTCATACCAAATTGCAGAGTCCAATTCAGCATAAATCTTATCCATAAATGTAAAGGGTGAGTCTAGTTTATAAAAATATTCTTCTGTCATTTTTTTATCAGTTTAATAAACATACCCAACAAATCTATTTCCCACCAGTTTTCTTTAAGGCTATATTTCTTAGAGTCGTTGTGGTGGTTGTTATGCCAACCTTCACCCCATAGTATTAATGCAATTACCCAATTATTTCTACTATTATCATCAGTATTATGATTTCTGTAACCATATGTATGATTGAAAAATACAAACGAATCTATTGCTAAAAATGTCAATGTCATAGGAACTAAGTAGAAAAAATACAATAACTCCATATCAATCATACCTAATATTGCACACCAAACTAAGGGAAACACCATGTAGTATTGGTGAATGTTTACTTGAGTCCTATTTAACAAATCTTTAACAATATGCCTATCAGCATGATTAGTGTAGGACATTAAATGGGGGAAATAAATTCTCCAGCCTTTAATATTAGGATCGTGCGGATCTTTTTCTTTATCTGAATATTTGTGATGTGTTCTATGAATATGCACCCAACCTAATACACTGCCTCTACCAGCCACTAATCCAAATAATGTAAATAACCATTTTAGTATAGGCCATTTAAATTCAAAACTACGGTGACTCCAGTAACGATGAAACATTAAACTCACACCTATGCCGCTGTATAGAAAATATCCAACCAAAGTAATAACACAGTTAATCAAACTAAAATCAAAATAATACAGCCCAATTATTGTGCCGATCAATACTATTAATTGTAACAAGGATACTTTGTTACCAGTTGCTACTAAGTGATTCATCTATTATTTATTGCGAATAAATATGATTATGATAATAGATAGCATCATATCTTCTCCCATAGCATTTCTCAAAATAGTTCCTAATGACTGGGATCGATGGTGGAAACTATGGACTACTGAAGCAACTACTGCAATTAAAGTATCAAAAACTCACAATTCAACCGGTGGCCCTTGGATAGGATTAAATGTATATGTTAAGTCTGGGGTAGACGCCATAGCATACACTGGTTATAATATTAAGAATGTTAGTTGTCCTGAACTGTTCCCGTCATTATTTGATAACCTAGATAGTTTTCCTATTGACATTTCCGTTATGCAAATAGTATCAAGTAGATGCCCATCTCCACCACACACTGATCATACTGAACCGAGAGTTAGCGTTCGTAGTATGTTGTATGATAACAATTTCACACCTACATTTTATTATCTAGTTGACGGAGAAAAGAAATATCAAACGTTACCAAACAATACCAATACCTGGATATACCATGATAACAAATGTAAGCATGGGTCCGACTACTATTATGGTCATAGTAAACATCTAATAATATATCATGGCAAAATTAAAAAAGATATATTAGATCAAAATTTATTATCATGCCATAATCAATATAGTGATTACATCATAAAGGATAATAATGCAGTGTCATCAACTACTTAATATACCAATATCTACTTTAGTAAAAAATGTAAGCATGATACCTAGATTATCGAATAACAAGAAGCTTCCTGAATTTTAAATTGAGACTTTACCAATAGCATTAACAACTGCCGCAATGCGACCAATTGCCATCAACTCTTGTGTAGTCATGCCTTCTTTCTTTAATGTATCATAGTGTGCTTTGACACAGAAATGACACTTACCAATGATACTAGCGGCTAATGAGTACATTTCGAATTTCTTCTTAGATACACCACCGTGCGTAGCATATGCATTCATACGCAAGCCTGCAGGCAAACCCTTCATGCCCTCATCTCCTGCCATTTCAACGAATGGATACCATACGTTGTTTTGACCCATCAAGCTTGCGGCTGTCTTTGCGGCTTCACGTTCTGCTTCTGCTGAAAATAATGGGCTATTGTGTTCGATCTCAAATGCCAATCCACCATTGCCGGCAGCTAGTGCTGAGACATAAGCAATAGCATGTGTATCAACTGGGTCCAGTCCTGAACGATTGATAACACTATCAATGTTTAACTTGATATCTTTTGAATGATCCGGGATACTATCTTTTACTGACTGAACCCAGTCTCCGTTAATTGTAATTGGTTGCATTTTTATTTTCCTTGTTGACAAGAGGGGCAATGTTCCCTCTTGAGATATTCATATAAATCACGAAAGTTCATTGCCGTTCTCCTTAATTAAAGTGTTTCGCCGCCGATAGGGCGTGAGCATGGGCATAGTTCGCCAGTTTGCAATGCGTCAAGAATACGCAATGTTTCATCTGGATTACGACCAACGTCCAAGTTGTTAACTGTCAAATGTTGAATAACATTATCTGGATCAACAATGAATGTTGCACGAAGTGCCGCGCCTGCTGGACCATAGAAAATACCTAGTTGGTCTGCCAATGACATTTCATCACGTGCTACATCTGCGAATGACCATGAGTTTGTTTTCTTCAAATCTTCATGTGCATTACGCCACGCTAGCTTGCAGAATTCATTATCTGTTGAACCGATAAGCAATACTGCATCACGGTCAGCAAAGTCTTTATTCAACTTATCATATGCTACGATTTCTGTAGGACATACAAATGTGAAGTCTTTTGGATAGTATACAATAACTTTCCACTTACCTTCAAAACTCTTATCTGTAATTGTTTCAAATGCACCATCTACGGTTAGTGCGCCTGGCTTAACGCCTGTAACTGCAAAACTTGTGATTTTATCGCCGATTGTTTTCATTATATTTCCTTTGTGTTAATGTTTCTGTGACTTGCAGTTGGGGCAAATTAACTGCAAGTTATTCTCTGTACTATTATGACTGTTGTTATCTTTGTAATCAACTACCAGTGGAATGTCGTGTCCTACGTGTTTTGTGTTATTACACACTTCACACTTATGTCCTCTTTCTTGAATCAAATATTTCTTGACCCATTCAGGGACTTGACGCCAAGCAGTTTGCTCAGGCTTTTCTTTCCATTCACTAACTAATTGTCTGCTACGATGTTGCTGTTGGCAACTATTGTTACAATACTTGTTGGTATACGAGTTGCCCTTCACAGGATTAACCTTACCACAGTTTAAACAAGTAAAACATCCATTCATAATAATCTTTCTAGTAGAGCACTTCTAAAAGCATTCTATACTTATTTAATGCTCTACAAATGCAATTATATGCTACTATTTAAAAAACAGTAGCATATTGGGTAAATTACTTATTTTCTTTAGCGACTAACTGATCTACTAATGGCTTGTAGAATTTCATTTGGTCTTTGTAAAACTTAGCAAATTGTTGCTGTGTCATAGCACGTTCTTTATAAGATTGTGATGCTAATTTAGTTTTTACATCTTCGTCATTCAATGCGTTATTGAATGCTGAATGATACTTCTTTACTAGCTCAGGATTAGTTCCTGGTGGTGCAAAGATACCAAACCAATAGTAACTACTCCATTTGTTTACTTCGTGTATAGTCCCTACATTGGGGAAGTCTTTATTACGTTCATCAGTAAGCATAGTGATGATTTTTAGTTTACCATCTTTAGCTAATTCTTTGACTGGGGGCAATGAGTTAAGACCAAGCGGAATATGTCCACCAACTAAGTCTACTGCTAGTGGCACATCACCTTTATAGTTAACGATAGTTGGGGTTGCTCCTGCAAATGCAAAGATAGCATTAGCTTGCATAACACTTAGTTTACCAAAGCTTCCAATTTGATACTTAGTAGGATCTTTTTTGATTAATTCAACTAGTTCTTTAAAGTTGTTTGCAGGAACATTGTTACTAGCAGTAATCACTGGTGGCAGTGTTGCTAAGAATGCTACTGGAACAAATGTATCTTCATTGAACTGTAGCCCAGGATACTTGAACAACGGGAGCAATACAGTATCACTAATCGCACCCAAGAACAATGTCTTGCCGTCTGGGTTTGCAGTTGCTACAAAGTTCGCACCGATGCTACGTTCAGCACCGGGCTTGTTTGAGATAATCATAGGGATACCTTGCTTTGTCATATTTTCGACAATAGCACGGGCTAATACATCAGTACCACCACCTGGGGCTACAGGAACTACTAGAGTTACTACATCATTGGCTTGTGCGCCAAAAGCATAAAATGCCATTATAATGGCGGTTAAAAGTTTTTTCATATTGTAAATTATATCAAAAGTGTGTTACTTGAGTAAGTAAAATGGGCAAGTTATTCTTCAGAAGGAGCAAGACCGTTACTGTGTTTATCAGTAACTTTTTCAGTATCCTGATACAATCGTTTCTCTTGTGCTGTTAATGTATTTTTATGAGTTCTACGAGGATTACTACATAAAGGACATCCAGGAATACCGCAATCCATAGCATGATGTTTTGCTAAACGATGCGGTTCTTTTATTGCTTTGTCTTTATTTGTTAAACCATGTGCCTTTGCAATCTTAACCTGTCTTGCAATTGCTACATCGTTCTTATGCCGACGGCGGCTGTTTATGTATTTTGCTGTTTCATTTGACATTAGTGCCTCTTTTTGTAATCTTCTACTGCGGCTTTGATGGCGTCTTCCGCAAGGATACTGCAATGGATTTTGACTGGGGGGAGTGCAAGTTCCTCTGCGATTTGAGAGTTTCTGAGTTCGGCAGCTTCATCCAGTGTCTTACCTTTGACCCACTCAGTGACAAGACTTGAGCTAGCAATTGCCGACCCGCACCCATACGTTTTAAATTTGGCATCTGTAATTACCCCTGTTAGTTTATCTACTTTGATTTGTAGTTTCATTACGTCCCCGCAAGCCGGGGCTCCGACCATTCCTGTACCTACATCATTATCGTCTTTTGCAAAACTCCCGACGTTGCGCGGGTTTTCATAATGGTCAACAACTTGTGCGCTATAAGCCATGTTTAGTCTCCTGTATTGTATTTAGTTAGTGCCAACAACTTGTTTCTATAAGTTGTATTACCTTCTTTTTTCCAAACTATTATTTTTTTGATATCATCTCCTAATAATGCTTTTATGTGCTCAATGTTATTGTATGTTTGCTTTCGCCACTCTAATATTTCATTAACTTTAAATGTATCTACTGGTAAATTTAAAAAGTCACTTAACTTTGTAAGTAAATTATCTATATTATCTTTATATAACTCTTTCCATGTAACTCGTAATAAAGACGAATTATCAATGTCCGTTGTAAAGTTAGCAATATAATTTATATTATCATTTGCTGTAGCATTAGTTGCCAATTTAATGTCATCTGGTAAGTATTCAAATACAAATGATAATGATATATCAGGTATGTCTGATTCTTCATATGTGATTTGAATAACTTTCTCAAAATTATTCAATAATATATCAGTATCTAATACATTACATCCACAATATTCGATAGTATCAGAATTGCAATCAATCGCATAATTTATTAAATCGTTTATTTGATCTTGTTCCGCAACTAGCATGGATTGTGAATGTAGTTTTATGTTACCAAATGCAACAACTAACTTATACATATGCTCCAAGTCTACCTTAGATGTATCAATACTAGTAGTATCTTTAGTTGAATTTAATATATAATTTAAAAATCTTCCACCTGAGCCAGGTACAAACGATATTGGTATAATTGACTTATGCTTCATGGTCTACTACTATCCAACCTAATTTTAATAAATCTTCTCGGATCTCATCAGTTACACAACTTTCCGGGACATATGCTTTACTTTGTATATAGTATTCTTGTTGTTCTTTAGTAAGTGCGGCAAATTCATCATCATCTAATATTGTGCTATCTCTGATGCCACTACAATACCAATCAATGTAGTCGCCTTTTTCTTGCATATCGGCAACAATCCCACCTGAACTACGCCAGCTACAACTCCATCGTTTCTCAGTTAGTATGGGCCATACATCATTCTTAGTAAACTCATTATTACACATAGCGGCATATAAGTGTTGTGCGTATACATCATCACCTTTTACTTTATCAATCATCCACTGAGTGGAACGTAGATCATATTCCATGTTGTCTACTTTCCACTCGTCAGTTTCTTCAAGTTCTAATCTTTGTTGTTGCCAACTCTTGAACATTTCGATATATTCAGGATTAGGTAACTTGCCTTCTTCTTCGCAACGTTTGACATAACCTTCTTTCTGAAAGGTATTACGATCAGGACTTTTACTTATCATCTTCTACCTCTATCCAAGTATGGTCTCCCAACCATTTAACTCTTGCTATGTATTCATATTCTTCTGGTTTACTGCTAGACCAATCATTAGGTCCATGAATACTTAATCTAGTAAACTGTTTTCTATGATCAAATAGCAACCAATAGATATTACCATTTGACAATTGAAAATCATATTTAGCGGCATGAACCATGTCAGTCAAATCAAGTCTATGTTTAATCTGTTCTGCTTGTTTCTGTAATACTTCTACAAGTTCCATGATTCTATCATACTCTTGCTTGGCATGTAATCTAGCAACGTTAAGCATAATATCTTTATGCTTTTCTACTGGAACTAAATCAAATTTAGGTCCACTACTTTCAGTCGCATACGGTGTTACATTGCGATTAAAGAAATGTATTAATGAACCAGACCCAGTAGAATCATAACTACTAACACCGTTCGCTGAATTTGGTTTATCTATCATTAGATATTATATCTTATCTTCTCTTGCTATAACAGTCTTTTGGGAATTCTTTGGCTTTTTATGTTTGCTATAAAATATGTGATTCCCAATCTTTGCTACTTGCTTATACGGCCACAACGGGTCAACAGTTAGATTATGAAAGAATAATGCTGATTTAGGTAAAACATCATGGTATGCGTCATTAGCCATAACATCATATGCTACTTGATATGCTTGTTTGTATCGTTGACTGTTTTTATTAGGTTCTCCCTTACCTTCGCATACCCAACTGAACTGACATAGCTTAACTTTAACAGCTTCATCGTCTACTATCTTTTCTACCATGTGAGACTGATATACTACTGCACATGGTGTTTTTGCAAAGCCGTGATTAACTCTGTTTAATACTACCCGTGCTACAGCAGCCTGACCCATGATAGATTCGTGCCCTGCTTCGTAAAATATATTCTTTGCCATACACGCTAGTTGTTTTGGATCTACTACTTTAGCTACAACTTCTTCAGGCTCATCTTCAACAATAAACATGTCCAATGGATTATACGTTAATCCTAACATTAACAATATAACAAAGGCAGCTATAGGTTTAATAAATCGTATGTTCATAATTCTATTAAGTTATATCCCAGCAATCGCAATTGCAACGAATTACTTCGTCAATTGATTCTGCTATAGTATATGTAGACGGTAACAATGTATTTGATATGTAATAGATATTTAAATTAGGTGGTGTAATATTTGAATAAGGTGAGCCACCAAATGATCCTATCACGTTTGAGTTACCAAAATCTACAACTGAACTAGATGGGCTACCGCCGCTAGTTCCACTTTCCCCTGCAAATGAATTAGTAGTTCCATTTGTTCCTGTGCCGATGACAGTGCCGCCACCGGATGTTCCGTCGCCTCCCGGGTTGTCTGTAGAATAATCAGGATTAGTTATTATTATATCACCGGTTGTAATATCATACGATGCAATTGGGATAACTCCTACTGGAACAGTTTGGGTACCCACAGCGACAGGAGTTCCTGCAAGTATTGATTGCTGTAATGTAGTTAATGTATCTCTGATATTGTTGTCAAGTGTTACACCCATTTCAACTAATCTATTTTGATTTCTGCTTTCACGCATCATTGCTACAATACTCTGTCCACCGGGTGTATTTAAATTACATATAGCTTCTAATGTTTGTGAATACATGTGAGGCATTATGTTTTTAGCATATTGTGGTATAGAATCAGTAAATGTATATTGTGATGTAGGGAACAATGATAAGAAATCTTCTCTTGTAGTGTCATCTAACGGGGGACGCAACGCACTAACTCTCGCACGTTGTTCAATGTTCAGTTGATATCCGGTAGCGTTCCATGAATCGTTTAAACTCTTACATTGAGCAGGCTTTGCAGCCAATATAGCATTAATTTCTTCGTTAGCCTGGTCAATGTACTGTTGAATGATAAGATTCATTCCAGGCCATTGTACAGGTCCTTCAGTTACTACAATTCCTGTCAGTGCATTAATTGTCCAGCCGGGTATTACATTAACACCATTTGTAGCAAATGCTCCGCTAGCCTGTACAGGTAAATATTGCATAGGATCCGAACCTGGTGGAAGTGCTATCGACACAATTTCAGCTACTGGTACTCGCTCAATAGGGTCTGGGCCGGGTGTTATTGAGTTGGGGTAAAACAAGTATGGAGTACCAAAATTAGCACTTACCCCTGTTACTCTACCAAAGTTTCCAGGTATATCATTATCATTAGTACCTATAGTTGTCGTAGCAGATGCACCTACGTTATTGGGTGCAATAGTTATTTCAGGTGGAGGAGCAGTTCCTCTACCATAGCCGCCACCTTTGTTAGCAGGATCATAGGCAAATGATAATGTGTAATACCAATCATCAATTCTAGGTTGACCCGCTACCGGTGGAATTGCAGATGGATCAGCGGCAATATACGGTTGTATATTTACATAGTACACATCCTGCACAACATCTTTTAACCTTGCACGTTCATACGTTACTGCAAGATATGTTTCGTGGTATATGTTAAACAACTTCGTAGTAGCCACTTCATTTAACTTATTGTAAATGTTTATCAATGGACCGTTATAAGGTAAGCCACTCATACAACCAAAGAAGTCACTCATTGTATATGACTGTTGTGGACCGCTACCCAATGCAATCAATGGTCGTGCCGCAGTTCTTAAATCTAAATTTGTAGGGACCGTAGTTCCATTGACAGGTAAACCTGCTATTGTTTCTAAGTTCATACATACTTGTGCGAACTTTTCTACAGGCACATTAGTTATGTTTTTAACTTGACTAACTGATACACCAAATGCACCGGCCGCAGTTGCTATGTCCGGTGGCAATATACCATCTAAGTATGATCCAAATCCTGTAGGGAAGTCTTGTATTGTTATGTTTGCCATAATTAATTTGCCTCGTTATTAAACGAATCGTATGCTTTGCCACCACCCGGCGATCGTGTAACACTAGGTGTATTCAATAACGTATTAATATCATTTTGTGCAACTTGTTTTAAGTTTACATTTTTAAATGTATTATATGATGTTCCGGCAACATTAACAGCACCTAATATATTATCATCAGTTAATGATTGTATGGAACCACCGACACTATCTACTAATCCACCTTGACCTATTAATCTGGGCGCCAATCCATTAGTAATAGTTCTTGTTATGCTAGGGACAAAGGTATTTACTACATTATTTTGCTGTGCTATATTAACGCCGGGTGTCGGTGTCCCCCCAGATATTTGTGTTCCAATCTGTTCTTTAACCAATGGGCTATTTAAACTACCATTAGTTCCTAATCCACTGTAGATAGGATAGTATGTTTTACTATTAGTCACAGATTGTGTTGTGTTATATACAGGCACTGTCAATGACTGGTAGCTATTAGGGAATAACTTTTTAGGATTTAATAAATCAGCCAATGAATCCAAGCCAGCGGTTTTACAGTTTAATGATACTAACACTTCGTTTAAACTATCACCTACTATCAAACTAAATGCACCATACAGTTTACGTTCTTGGTCTTTAGTTGGTGGAGTTACATTACCTAATATATTGCCTAACTCATTTGGTTCTATACCAGAAGCAATGATTGCTAGACTAACATTCTTTGTTAAGCCATTGTTTTGTTGTAATGTAGTTAATAGATTACTAGGTAAACCAAACGTTGAAATCTTATTAAGATTAATAGCTTTACCTGTCTTAATTAAGTCTTGTCCAAATATGTTTGTTGCTAAACTTACACCAGTGATATCTGACGTAATCAAGTCATTCATATTACTATAAGTGCCATCTAAAAACGTTTTACTATTATCAACTGATAGTATCGCATTGTTTGAATATTCTGCGTATCCATAGCAACTCATCCATGATTGTAAAAAATCTCTATAGCCAGCTGGATTATTAACTGATCCTGATCCTAGTGTGCTGTTGTAGTTGAACTCCATCCATGCTTGTAATGGCATTAATCTTACATAGCCCCACTGTGTTGCAGGGTTAGCAGTTGAGTCGCTTGCAGTTACCGGCAATGGTTGATTGTTTTTATATAATGACCCGCCCCAACCTTTTTTATCACCCAATGTAAATGAGCCTACACCATATGGGCCAACTTTTTGTTCCCATGTATATACAAATGATTTTGCATTACCTAATCCAGGCACTTGATTGTCAATAGTAAAGTAGCCAGGAGTTGTAGCAGTCCCGTAGTTAGCAGTTACATATACTCTAAATGATAATCCACTGACTGTTGCTATTTCCCAATTGCCATTGTAATAACCCGGCGATACTGCTGTTGATATTTCAGATCCGTTGATTCGTATAAAGGTGCCCGGAGTCAATACAGGTCCACTGGCATAGGTTACTTCAAAGTAAATTGTATCAGTTCCCGATATAACACCTGATGTTATACTAGTAATATTAATGTTAGTATTACCACCTCCGATACTTATTAAGTTGTTATATGTAGTCTGATTTGGTGTGCCGTCCGGTGGTGTACCGGGACTTAAATCTACATGTCCGTTATAGCCTTCATTAATAGCATGAGTGATTACACGTAATACAGTATTCTGACATACTTTACCAAAAGAATATGACGGAAAGCTTGTGCTAGAACCTGCATATGAAGCGAAGGTAGAATTGATTTGCAATCCTTGCGCTATCAATAATGAGTTAAGACTATTAACTCCTAATGGGCTTTGTTTTCCTGTATCACTCATGGAACAAATACATCCGGGCTACCTTGTGCCATATGATGTCCACAGTTATTTCCTGAGCCAACTCTAGCTACAGGTAAGCCTTCAACAAATACAGTAGGGCTACCATCGGTGACCATTGCATTTTTATGCAAGCCTTTCCATGGTGCATGCGGAGTGATTTTACTGCCCTGTAATCCAACGAGTATTCCATTGGCAAACACAGTGCTGGCGCCACTAATGATGGCACCTTTCATTTCATTTGTATCTCCGACCCTACTTAATTGTGGCATATTATCCTAATACGATTTTCTTATCTGGTACTTTGATACCAGTTGTTGCTTCCAAGTATTTCATTCTTACGCTGTCATCTGTTTCCGCATAAAGAGCAACACTAGTAGTATTTAGCTTAAATTCACCCTTCGGATTTGCGGTAAAGACACTAGGAATCATTTGCATGCCTTGCTGTGTAGGTGCAATAGAAACTGGTTCTTCAATAACAATAAAGTCTCCACCTGCTTGTGTAACTTTAGCAATCAGTTCTTCCCCTGAGTTGAGTTTGAATGTGTATACTGTGTTTGGTTGTAGTGCAATTTGCATTAGATACTTTCTGTTAGTTTTTGTTTAAGTTCGGTGAATCCACCAATTAGTTCCCCATCTAAAATAATCTGAGGTACTGTTCTTGCTGACGGAATTGCTTCTAGCAATTCTTCTTTGGTATAGCCATCTCCGATCTTACGTTCTTCAAATTGTATACCTTTACTTTTCAATAGTGCCTTTGCTTGGTCGCAATAAGGACAATGGTACTTACTCCATACGATTGCTGTCATTTTTATTCTCCTTAAATATTCGGTAAGTCTTCGTAATTAATACTATCGGTCATAACACCTATAACATAATTAGTTGATTCGTTTTCTTGTAACGCTGTTTGTTTCTTGCTTGTATCACTATGCTTGTTGAACCATGGGATAGGTGTTGCTTTAGGAGCAGGGTTATTATATCTGATACCAATAGCCTTCAATGCATCGTTGGCTGTATAATCTACAAAGTCTTTTAATACGGTTGCGTTCAACCCAATAACAGGCCCCATCTTAAACAGATAGTCTGCCCATTCTTTTTCTTCACGGATAACATCCATATACAATTGATAGACTTCATTTTCGCACTCTTGCTTTACTTGTGCGAAACGACTATCTTCTTTAACCACTTGATTAATAAGGTAAGCAGTCCAGCCTTTATGTAACAATTCATCTTGGAGAATTAAACTGATAATGTTACCATTACCAATAAAGATTTTGTTTTCAACCATCGCTAAACTTGTAGCAAATGATACCATAAAGCGGAATGCTTCTAATGCGTAACTAGCATGTAATGCCATATAGATTGATTTGATATGTTCTTTTTCAGAAATATCTTCACCCAACTCTTTGCGGCAATTAACTTTGTGTAATTCATCGTAATATCTTCCAACACTACTTGCCATATCTACAATTTCTTTTGTGTCATGGATAGTATTGAATACATCTTTTGGCACGTTATAAATGTTGCGAATGATATGACTATAACTACGACTGTGGATATTGGTCTCAAAGAATGTCCAGTTATAAACTAGTGCCTCTAGCTCGGGTAGTGATATTACTGGAGCGAACACTTGACTAGGGCCACGTCCTTGTAAACTATCTAGTGCTGTTTGACGCAATAGATTACTAGTAAAGATATGCTTTACAGCATCACTGGCTTCTTTAAAGTCATTAGCATCTTTTGTTAGTGACACTTCTTCCGGAACCCAGAAGAAACCACGTGCTGTTGTTTCAAAGTCGGCAATCTTTTTATATTTTACTTCTTCAAATCTTTGAATGGTTACGGGACCTTCCGGGTCCAAAAACATTTTTCTATTCAAATAATCTGTCTTAGTGTGTAAGTTGTATTGTTGTTTACTCATTCGGGGCAACCTTTATTTTTATCGGTATAGTCATAATAGTTTATTGTAGTATCTACTTCAATATCGTGTAATCCAGAAAAATCATATACGCCATGTTTAATTTTGTTATAGATCAGGTTCGATATAAAATGATTGTATGGTTCAGTAAAATGACCAGCAATTTTATTAAAATTCTCAGCATATAAAAAACTTAAATCACTACTAAAATCTTTCCCCATTTTACTTAATTGCATTTTATGCATTTCATGAAGTGGGATCAAATTTTTGTCATGCGAACTTGCAGTAAATCCAGGATATACTACAGTATTTGGTTTTTTATTAATAATATCATTTACCATTAAATTACCAAAACACTTATTATAGTCAGGGTCAGATGATAAAAACCATCCTTCTAGCCATGTAAGTTTTTGTTTATCTTCTGCATTAAGATGCAACGTTTTTCTATAAAATTCTAATTGATCTATATTACCTATAGTTCGTGCTACACCGGATGAGAATTTAAATTTTTTAAAGTATCTATTTGGTTCGGTGATGACAAAAATACATAAATCATAATCATTATGAGTAGCTAGAAATTTTTGATAACTATAAAATATACTAGTACCTGTTTTTGCAAAATTGTCGATAGACCCATTTAATTTACTAGCCAGTGTGTTACACCATAGAAAATCAAAGCCTTTATGTCCGTGCTGAATTGGTGCAACAAAGCTATCACCATATACGGCTATCTTCATAACTTACATGCCTCACAATCTTCCTCTGCTATATCATTAAAGCCACTTGGCAAATCTAATACAGTTTCATCTTGGCTCTTGCTACCTGCTTTATTAATTAAGCTGTAGTAGAATGTCTTTAGGCCCCAATAGTGTGCTTGCATTAAGTTTTTAGCAATCAAGGTAGTTGGAACTTTTCTATCAGCAAAGTGAGCAGGATTATAGAATGTGTTAGTTGAAATACTTTGATCAACGTAAGCCGCAATTACGGCCGCTGTCTTCAGGTAACCATCACAATCTTTTTGTTCCCACATCATTTGATATTTGTTTTTCAACTTATGATATTCAGGAACAACTTGAACGAAACTTCCTGCTTTACTTTCTTTAACTGAAATTAAACTCATTGGCATTTCAATACCATTTGTAGAGTTAATAACTACAGAACTTGATTCTACAGGAGCGACAGCCATTTGTGTAGCATTACGGACACCATACTCTTTCATTTGTGAGCGCAGTGTTTCCCAATCTAATTCAGGAGTAAAATCTGCTAGCTCATTCACACCATTAGCACGTAGTTCCCAAGGGAATGTGCCTTGACCATAACGTGTCTTGTCACTACCTTCACACTTACCACGTTCTTTGGCAAGCTCAACACTAGCTTCTGTCAAATAGAATGACAAGTGTTCCATCCAAGACTTTAATTCAGTTAAAGCATCCTTCTCACCGTACTTGAAGTTTCTTTTGGCGTGCCAGTAGGCGAGGTTCGTGATACCGATTCCAAGCGGTCTGATTTCGTCGTTGGATAGTTTAGACTGGATGGAAAGAAAGTCTTGATAATCAAGAATGTTGTTGAGGCTACGATGCAGTATACGGCAAGCACGGCGCATGTCTTCTGGATTACGGAACGCACCCCAATTGATTGAGCCCAATGTGCAAAGTGCGATACGACCGCTATCGTCATCCAGACGTTTAAAGGATTTAGTAGGTAAAAGTATTTCACAGCAAAGATTACTCTGGTAAATTGTATGATACTCAGGATCGAATGGACCTTGTTTCATTACATTGTCAATGAACACTAGATAGATACGTCCCGTATCAGTACGTTCTTTAAGAATGCCTGACTTGAATACTTCTTCGGCATTCATTGTTTTCTTACGTAAGCCTGATTGCTTTTCGTATTTCACATAAAGTTCTTCAAACAATTCAGTGTTTGAATAGAATGCTTCATATAAATCAGGTACTTCGTTAGGATCAAAGAATGTTATTTGTTCTTTGTTTTTGAATCGTCTCCAGAAGAAAGCACTAAGCACAACCCCATAATCCATAAAGCGGACTCTGGTTTCGTCTGTTCCTTGGTTGTTCTTAAGGACAATAAGATCATCAAACTGATGATGCCAAATAGGATAAAAAACTGTAGCACTAGCATTACGAATACCTCCTTGACTGCAACTGCGTAGGTCACCAAACCATTTCTTCAAGAACGGTATCATACCTGTGTGCATGATTTCACCACCACGAATAGGACTACCTAGTGGGCGCAATCTGCCAATCTCTAAACCAATGCCAGCACGTTTACTAGCATATTTGGCCATCATTTCGCCTGATGCAAAAATTGAGTCCAGGTCGTCGTCGCTTCTGATGAGTACGCAAGAACTAAACTGTTTGGTGGGAGTACCAAGGCCAGCAAGTACAGGAGTAGCAAGAGTAAAAAGACCGTCACTAGCCGCGTTGTAGTATTCTTTAATATAACGCATACGAGCCGAGTTAGGTTCTTCTTTGTGAAAGACTGTAGCGGCAGCCACCATGTATCTAATTTGAGGAGTTTCATATATTTCTTTTGTTGAACGGTTCTTTACAAGATACTTTTCGATAAGTTGTTCAATGGCGGCATAACTATATTGCTCGTCCTTAGAATGATCTAACATGTCATTCATCTTGTTCCAATCTTCTTCAGTATACCACTCTAGTAATTCATTAGTATAAAGACCAGTTGCTACATTCTTTTTAACAATTTCATAAAGATGCGGAACTTCGTATGAACCATAAACATCTTTACGCAACATACTCATACGTTGTTTGCCGGCTACATATTGATAGTTAGTATGACCTACATCACTATTATTTTCTACATCGATTAAGTCTACAATAGCACGTAATGTAATTTCGTCAATTTCTTTAGTAGTGATACCATCATAGAAATGAAGTTGTGATTTTATTTCAATCATTGAGGGACTAACGTCTGCGATCCCTTTACATACTTTTGCTACTTGTGCTTGCCATTTTTCGAGTGTGAGTGGCTCTTTTATACCAGAGCGTTTAGTGACGTTTATCTTCATATGTTACCTATTTTTTTAATTATTGTTTCTAAATCTAACTTGTTTACTACTTTAAAATCTTTTAGACTATTACTTATTACCGTATTAGGCCAGTAATTCATTATATATT